CTTGTTTGCTTATTCTCACTATTTCCATTTCCTTTTGCGCGTCTGTGAAAACCGTGCCGGATCGCGTCAAGGCACTCATGCCTTTCACCGGGTCCTCAAGCGCCTTTGCAAGTTGCAAGGTCGCGCTGTTCAGGTCCGTACCCATTGCCGCCGCAAGGTCCATCGCGCCTTTGATGGCATCGTCAAAAACCTGCCCGCGAATGTTGCGGAATGTCAAAAGCGTTTGCTGCGCCTTCATAACGCCTTCGGTGCTGGCAAGCGTGGTCAGCGCCAAAGCCCGCGCCTGTTCGTGCAACTGCTTTGCCGTCTTTCCAGCGGCCCCGCCTGTTGCCGTGATGATGGCGTTTGTGCGCAGCATGTTGCGCTCAAGCTGTTCGGCCTCACGAATTGCCCCGCGAAAGGCCAAAGAACCAACAGCGACAACCGCAGCCGCCCCAAGTGCAGCCGCAGCCATCGCCGCTTTGTTGAACCCCGCCGCCATCTTGACTGTGGCTTTTTCGTTCTTATTCGCGGCTTGGGTAGTCTGCTCGATTTCCTCGCGGCCCTTGGCAAGCCCGGTCGTGTCCGCCTTCAAAACAAGCGTTGCAAATTCAGCCATTTAAACTTGTCCTTCTGGGGGGGTGTTAACGATCAGCGGGGGCGATAGAAAAAGGGCTTTTGCCTTCTTCTAGGCCCGCCGCATAGGCTTGCGACATACGCCGCAACAGGGCCGCTTCCCACGGCTCGACACGTTCAAGCGTCAAAGCCGCGTATGATGCCAGATCAACCCAATCCAGCGCCATATAGCCGCCCATTGGGGATGTTTTGACCGGGCCTGCCTCCATGAGAAGTTCAAGGAAAATGCCGCCCGCGTCCAATTCAACATAGGGCGCGGGCTTGCCTGCATCGCGGTATTGCTTTGCGCGGCTTTCTTGCGGTCTGTCGGATTTGTCGTTTTTCAGTTCAATGACCGCACTGAGCCACCCGGCTTGATGCGCGGCAACGATCAACCGCTCTTGGCGTTTCCCAAGAAGTTCGCTTGACGGCCTGCAAAGTCGCCAATCTGTTTGGCAAACGGTTCGTTTTTCATTTCAAAAACAGGCGTACCGTCTTTGTCCAAAACCGGATTGCCGTGTTCGTCCTCTTTGACGCCCATTTCTGGAAAGGACAGATCAAGGAACCATTCCACATCATCAAGTGTCATGGGACGGCCTTCGCGTTCCATGTTTTCAAAGCCCACGATGAAAGGTGCGGCACCCTCGCATAGCTGCTGATGCACGTCCTCCATGACGCGGGCTTCGTCCTCGTCGTCTTTGCCCTTTTTGGGCTTTTTCGCCATCAGCGCCTTTTGCTTTTCGCGCATTTTGGCCTGCATAGACTTTGATGCGGTGCCGCGCACAATCACCCGACACGGCTTGTCGCCGTCCATGATTGGCTCTTTGCTGATGGGGTCTTTGATCTGCATGGGTGCGCCCGCTTCTGCACGGGTGCGGCTGTCAAACTTGGAAATGTCCATTTCTTTATCCTGTTGGTTATTGGTTAAGTTGTGGGGTCGGCAGGCTTAACCACGTCCCGCCAACCCCTTACCCGCTTGCGCGGATTAGGCTGGCTCTGTCGCCGTGATCGTGAAGTTGTTCTGGCGGAAAGTGATTGACCCGCCCTGAAAGCTGCTGTCCGAAGGCTGGTTTCCCTCGAACGAATGCAGGAACCCTTGCGCATACTGCACCGGGTCGCTTGTCGCCGGGATTGGGCCATCACCGCTGTCTGCGCCGGAACCGTCCACAATCTTCAGCGCAACCACGCCATCAGGATCAGCAGCCGCCGTTTTTGCGTTGGCTTGGCCCGTGTCTGATGTCACATCGCGGAAGTCCATCTGCGTATCACGGCCAGATGCGGCCCCTTTGACGGCTGACGTAAAGCCCGTTGCAAGGTCTGGCACTTCAATCGCGCCGTGTGTCACGCCAAAGACGGGCAGGGTAATCATGCCTTTGACCTGTACCCACGTCAGGGCTTCAAAGCCCGCGCTGGTGTTGGCCGCTGGTGCCGCCGTGCTGATGTATAGCGTCTTGCCGATGTTGTTCGTCGTCATTGCTCGATCCTTTCAAGCGTAAAAGCCCCGCAGGCGGGGTGATTTTCAGTTTAGGTTTTGAGGTAAACCCGCTGCGCCTGAGTGGCCCCCGCGAGTGATGGGGATTAGTCGGCTTTAACCCAGCCCGCTGCCAGCCAAACTGGCACGTCTGCGCTCATGGGCGATGCAATCGCGCCGATGATGCCGTTTTGTGCTTTTATGTTTTTCATCTTGACGCGCTGCGGTGCTTTCGCTGCCTTTGGCTCGTCTTTTGGTTCCGCCTTGGCGGTTTTCTTGTCGCTCATGTCGCGTTGTCCTTTGCTGATTATGCGGCCCAGTAATCGACCTGCACGGGGGTGCGCCAATCTGGGCCATCGCGGAAACTTGTCAGGATGTTGGGCGCGTCTGTGACCGTGACAGTCCCGCCGTTTTCGGTCAGCTTCACGCCCTTGCGAAAATGTGCCGCG